GGATCTTCGTCACTTTGTCCAGGTGATAAATCTATATCTCTGTAAAATCCTGATACTTGTTTTTTACGCAAATCGTTTTCAGACATTTTAAGAACATGTGCAATACGTTCTGCAGTCATAAGATCGGAAGCGTTGTAAGGAACTACTAAATCTTCTGATGGAATAAATTTTGATACTGCTCTGCCCAAACTTGCATCATAGTAAACTTTTTTGAATGCAGATCCTGCAAGAGGTAAATGAAATAATAGCTGATCCATCTCAGGATCATACTCTTGCATAACATTTGTTATTTGATAGTTCATAAAATCTTTGACACGCTCTGCTTGTGCTTCTTTATCCGTGGTTATTTCACCAACAATATTTACATCTACAGGACCTTTTGCAGGTAACATTTCTCTATATGCATGAGCTTGAAACTGAGTCACTGACTCTGCAAGTAATGGATGTGTTACACCACTTGCACCTTGAAATGGTTGGGATCTTTCATCATACTTAAAACCAAGTAAATCTAAACCTTTTGCAAATCCTTGCTCCCAATCTTTTCTAGAAGATTTATCATCTTCAAACTCACCAAGAAGTTTACTTGAAATCCTTTGTAACTCATCTTTCGACACCACCTCGGCTAGATTAGCAAAAAAATCTGTGGTCGGTTGTTCTGGTGTAGGATTTAAAATCGCACCACCATCTTCTGTCATCACCACATCTGGCGTTATATTTTCTACTGTTTCTACATCAACAGCCTCTGCATCTATAGGTGCATTGTTAGCTTCTATTCTTTTTTCTACAACCATACTATTTACTCTCTACTCCTTAAAACATCTAAAAGTGGGTTTTCTTTTTTTAGCATCTTTTCTACATTACCGCCATCTTTAAAAACTTGCGGTTCACCTTGAATACCAAAAAATGAAGCTAGTGAGGGATCATTAGCTATTACACTTTGAAACTCTGGACTCTCCATCATATCCATTCCTATACTCTCTCCAAGAAAAGTTGCAGGACCACCCATAAACAATCTTCCTGTTTTTACTGCATCTGCTATGCCTTTTAAAATTTTCTTTGCTTGCTCTGGTGAATTTTTATACATTTTATCTACCTGAGACAAAACTAAATCTAAATTAAACTGTTGTGCTTTGTTTAAAGTATCTTTTCCTATTTCTTTAATTTTTGTATAAATTTTTGATTGCGTCTTAGGTTTGTCAACACCCGTAGCTGTGCCTTTAGCTTCAAATACAAAATCAAAATTTTTATCTAAATATTTATTTTCAAAAGCTTTTGTAATGACAGGTAAACCATTCTTGCCTATACGAATGGCATTTTTATATTTTGGTTTTACAATAAACTTTTTGCCTTTTTTAGTGACGCCTTTTTCTAAAATATCTTTTCTCATTTGTTCTGCATAGCCAGCTAGATATCCAGAACTTTTAATTAAATCTAATTGAGGCTTAGTTAATCCTTTTAGAGCCGTGTTTCGATATTTTTTCATCGCTTTATTAAAACCATCAAAATCATCTACAAAATCATTTACGTCGGGCACGTTTGCTATTTTTTTAATCTGTGCTGTCTTGATTCCAGAGTCTTTAAATACTTCAAACAGATCAGGGCCCATAGCACGCTTAACATCTGAACCTGCAAGTATGTTTGATATTTTAGAAGTTTCTCTTTCTACTCTAGTGCCTGGTGGCTCGTTTAATGTATCTATAACATCTGTCAAAGCAGCAGTTGATGATGCAAGTTTTGGTTTACTTTTTAATTTTTCAATCATCTGACCAAGCAAGGGATCACCGCCTTTTTCTAATTTGATAATACCGCCATCTGCTTTTTTTATTTTAGGCGTAGGAAACATTTGTTCCTCTATTTCCTTGAACCGTGGTTCGTCAATCTTGCCTAAACGTAATTGTTCCTTTGCAACTTCCATCGCTAATTTTCTTAAAATTGATTCCAGACCTACCGGTTGACCATATCTATCATCATTACTCATTAATAATATTCCCTCATATAGTGCGTGTCACGTGGTTCATCTTCAAAGTCACTAGGTAAATTAACAAAGTTACCTTGTCGAAAGCGCAACACAGCTTGTGTCATGCTATCCACTAAATCATCATGGTCACCATAAGGGAAAGCTGCACATTCTTCAATCATTTCTTCTGCCCACCTTCTGTCTGGAATATACACTTTTCCAGCTTCAAAGATTGGTGCAACGGAGTTGACACGAACGTGCTTATCGTTTCCTTTACTTGGTGTAAAATTTAGCACAGGGACTCCTATCTGACGAAGTTCATGAGTTAGGGGGGTACCACTTGCTTTTTGCTCGACAATAACACTCTCTGGCTCCCAATATTTATACTGCTCCAATGCAATTTTTTTTAATTCAGGGAAATCCCACCTCCCTTTTTCTACATCAACTAAAATTAGGTGTGGACCCTTATTAGGTGGATAAAAAACTCCCCACGTAGTAATTGCAGAAAAATCGGCCGTTTCTTTTTTACTAAAAGCTGTATCATAACTTTGTATAACATGAACAAGATCTGGGATGTCATCTTCTTCCCACTTTTTCCACCATTCACGTTTGATGATACTACCTTCTTCTGATGTAGGATTCTGTTGCCATTGTGCTTGCCACTTTGCTTCAGATAAAGAAGCCTTAACACTTTCTAATTCTTCTAGTTTCCAATAGTTTGGCCATACTGGTTTTTCACTTGGTAAGATTGCAGGAAACTCTATTACTTCCCATTGATCCGCTTTTGGTTCCGTTTGTGCTTTTAGCAATTGACCTGTTAAATCTTTTGTTGACCATCTTGTCATGACAATGACAATTGAACCACCAGGTTGTAAACGTTGACGAGGACCAGAAGTATACCACTCGTATGCTGAATCAAGAGCCGTGTCACTTAAAGCGTCTTGCTCGGAATGCGGATCATCTATAATTAATAAATCTGCACCACGACCGGTTATCGCACCACCGATCCCTGCTGCATAATACTCTCCACCTTTATTTGTTTCCCATCTTCCTGCAGCTTTGGAATCCGCTGCTATTTTACATTCATCAAAGATCTGAGCAAACTCATTAGTGTCAACAAGATTTTTCATCTTACGACCAAACCTTACTGCTAATTCTCCTGTGTGTGTAGTTTGTATTACTTTTAATTTTGGATTTTTACCTACCATCCAAGCAGGAAACAAATATGATGCAAATTCTGATTTAGTGTGTCGGGGTGGCATATTAACAATCAATCTTTTAATTTTCCCGTTTGCAATATCTTCAAATTTTTTTGCTATCTTTCTATGATGATCTCCCTCAATAAATTCTGGCCAAACGTGTTTAACAAAGGGTATGAATCTTTTTTCTGCCAAATTTAACTTTCTTAAGTGTTCCTTAATTAAATCTTCTTGAAGCTGAACTTCCGTTTTGTTTATCATAGTGTTCTATGTATCAAACTGGGGGCGCAGTGTAAATTATTTTGCGTGGCTAGTTTTAGGGGGGTCGGCAGCTGTGGAAGTGATTAATTTTTATTTGATTTGGTTTTAAGTACCTAGGGCCACGGATCATGGCCCTAGAATAAAGATCTTTATTTTTTCTTGTCGTATTCTTTTTTAATTTTAATAATAAAATCTTGAATGGTCATCGTTGGGTTTTCTTTTGCTTCTTCTCCTAATCCATCAATAATAATTGATGCTTGTTTTAAAATATCGTTAGCACCTTGTACGCCCTCAGTATCTGCTTTAGGATTTTGAAAAACCATCTTAGCCATGTTAAGTGCTGCCCACCAACTTGGGACAATGCTAACTGTTCTTGTTGTTTTTGTTTGTTTCATTTATATTTTTCCTTTCTTATGGTCATCTAATATTTTTGCTATATTATTAAATTCTTCAGCATTTTTTCTAGCTTCACCCTTTCTTATAAAATCTAAAAGTATTGAAACTTTTTTTATTTCTTCTTTATCCCAAAATTTAAAATATTCATGATCTTGATCGTTAATATCTTGAATGAGAATACCTAAATCATTTTGAATTGGTTTACTTATTCCATAAGAAGCGATGCAATAATCTAAAAGATTTTTTGGATTTTCGTCAAACTTTGAACAATGATCTTTAACTATTGTATCAATTATAAAATTGTCTTTTTCACTAATCATTTTTTATTTATCCTTTCTAAAATAGTTCTAATTGTTGAGGGTTTGGTTCTTGGTTCGTGGTCATTGGTTCACGATCCAAAAAATTAAAAGTTTTGTTTTTCTTATCGAATAAAGCACGTTTAATTATTTTATTATCAACATAAAATCGAAATTCAAAT